TGCCACAGCACTCAAACTTGAAGCAGCACGATATAGAAATGCAGAATCGTCAATACCTGCTGGTGTTTTGAAGCAAACAGGAGGTGAGCCTTTGAGCGCCACCGAGCTTGCTGATCTAGCGTCAGCGTTCAACGCTGCACGCGCCACCAATCAGACAGCTGCACTAAACGAGTTTTTGAGCTACACCGAGACAACAGCAACCCCCGACAAAATGCTCCTAATCGATGCAGCCAACTACCAGGCTCTTGAGTGTGCACGTCTTACAAATGTGCCCCCATACCTCGTGGGAGTCAGTACAGGCTCCTACTCCTATCAATCATCTGAGCAGGCCAGAGCAGACCTTTACATCTTTGGTGTCAAGGCCTACGCCGATTGCATCGCAGCAACACTTAGCCAAAACAACGTGCTGCCTCGAGGAACTTATGTAAAGTTTGATGCAGATGAATACCTCATCGAGAATTACGCAGCAGACAAAATGGACAGCCCCGACATGCCCCAAGAAAACACCCAAGAGGAATTAGCATGATCAGGTTCAACGCCACAGCAATAAGCATCGATGCAGCAGCAGCCGATGGCACCCCACGCAGAACCATCACCGGTATCGCAGCGCCCTACAATGTTGTGGCCACAGTCAATGATGGCACTGAAGTTATGTTTGCCCCTGGCTCACTACCTGTAGATGGCAAAAACCCCAAGCTGTACATGTACCACGACAGCACACAGGCCATTGGCATTGTCACGGCACGCGAGGACACCCCAGATGGCATGCTGTTTACAGCAAAAATCAGCACTACAGCGTTAGGTGATGAGGCCCTTGTTTTAGCAGCCGATGGCGTGCTCGACTCAGTGAGCGTTGGCGTAAATCCAACCGAGTTTGAGATTGACCAAAACGGCGTAATGATCGTAACTGCAGCAAACTGGTTAGAGCTCTCATTAGTGCCACAGCCAGCCTTTGCAGGTGCTACCATCACAGATGTAGCAGCAAGTATCCCCACATCAGATGAGGAAATGAGCGATAATACAAAAGAGGAAGCCGACACTCCTGAACCCCTAGAGCCACAGGAGAACCCAGTGTCAGAAACACCAGCCCCAGAAGTAATCGAAGCATCTACACTTTTTGCTCAGCCTAAGCGCGAGTTTGCTATGCCATCAGCATCAGAAGTGCTCGCTGCATACCACATCGGTGGCGACACTTACGCCAAAGTAAATGACGCTTTCAAGCAAGCACAACGCCGTAACCAAACTGCATTGCAGGCTGCAGCTGGCGACATTGTCACAGGCGACACCCCGGGCCTCTTGAACCTCAACGTGCTCGGACCTCTCTTTCAGGATCTGAACTTCGTGCGTCCTGTGGTCACAGCATTTGGCGCTCGCGCGATGCCAGCAACACCATCACGCCAGTTCATTCGCCCAACGATTACAACTCACACCAGTGCAGCCGTACAGGCCAACCAGCTCGATGCAGTATCAGCAACCACAATGGTTATTGCGTCAAACACAGTTACCAAGCAAACTGTCGCTGGTCAAGTCACGCTTTCTCAGCAAGACATTGACTTCACAGACCCTGCAGCATTGCAGCTTGTATTGAATGACCTTGCCGGTCAGGTCATGATCAAGACTGACGACATTGCAGCTGATGCACTTGTTGCTGGTAAAACAGCATCAGGTTCGACATGGACTATTACTGCTGGAGACCCAACAGGACTATTCACAGCTTTGTATGACGCAGCGCGCGAGATTGCAGAAGATTCAAACTTCTTCCCAACTCACCTTTGCGTTTCACCAGATGTTTGGGATTACTTGGGCCGTCAGACTGACGCAGACAAGCGTCCTGTCTTTGGTTACAACGCAAACGGCATGATGACCACCAACTCAATTGGTAATGTTTCAGGTTTGCAGTACACCAGCATGAATGTGCTTGGCTTGAATGTTGTTGTTGATAACAACTTTGCTGCAGGCACCATGCTTGTTGTGTACGCACCAGGCTTTGAGATTTACGAATCAGGCGCACAATTGCAGAGCTTTGAAAACCCATCTACATTGGGCCGTACGCTGTCTATCCACCAGTACTTCGCAACATTCGTGGCAAAATCAAGCTTTATTCAAAGCATCGCAATCGGTTAGTCCGAAAGGTAATAGCCAATCATGGCTGTTTATAGCGTCATCTTTCATCAGCGTCTCAATGACTACGCTGTTGTGCAAACACTCGAGGCAACCGACATTGCCATCGGTGAATCAATAACCATTGCTGGTGTAGGGCATCAGCTCAACGGCACACACACTGTTTACGCATTGCCTCAATACCTTTTTGTGGGTGTAAGCGATGAAGGCGACATACAACTTGACGCAAACGAGCCGATACCTAACCAGGTTATGTTTTACGATGCCGATGGTGATCTAGAACGCTCTGCAGCAATACCACCTGGCACCCTGACATATACGCAAACATGCACCTGGGTAACTAGTGGCAATGTTCAGCTGTGGCTCGGCTTGCCTAGCCCATTGAGCGCCGATGAAACTACATTTTTGGCACAGTGCGTTTCTGCTGGTAACCAGGTCGCCTATCGGCGCAGGCAAGAGGCAGGCTATTTTGACGCGCTAAATGTAAGCCCATCTGGAGATTGCACGCTCGGCACAATAATGCTGTGTGGTGCATATTTTAGACAGCGTGGAAGCATTGACCAGTTTGCGAGCTTTGACGCTATGGGCCAAGCAATCACCACCAACGCCTTTACACCGATGGTAAAACAGTTGCTAGGTATCGATAGGCCTGCTGTTGCGTAATGGCTTACACAGACCTGTTCAATGAGGCCATAGACGACCTAGCCACCACCCTCGCCACCATCAGTGGCTTGCGAGTAGTGACAGACCCTCGAAACCTCAACAGCAACTGCTGTTTTATCGATGCCCCAACCTTTGAGGCTTTCAACAACAAAATCGTCACCATGCGTTTCCCTGTGCGCGTCATCGGTATAGGCCCAGGCAACCTAGACACGCTCAGGCCATTGCTTGCAATCGCAGCTGCGCTACTTGACAAGAATGTTGCCGTGACCGATGGCAGGCCAGGTCTGGCAAGTATCGGTGGGCAAGAGTTCCCTGCTTACGATCTGCAAATATCTCTGCAGGCTGCATACCTATAATGCTCACCTGCCCTAGTAAAATCTGACATAATAAAAGCATCACTGGTGGCCGACAACACCTAACACCAAAGGACTGAAAATGGCCACCAGCACTACCACTTATCTCACAAACCCAACAGTGACCGTCGTACCAGCTACAGGTGGCACTGTCGTTGATCTCACTGCGCTTTGCTCATCTGCCACATTGACTGTCGGCTATGACTCGCTTGAGAGCACCAGCTTTGGCGATGCAGGCCATGTCTTTGTAAAGGGCTTACAGGCCGTAGAAGTCACCCTGACGCTTTACGCTGCATACGGCGCTTCATCTGTTGAAGCCACATTGTTTGCTGCACTTGGTTCAGGAACTTCAACACTTGTTATCTCACCTGCTGGCGCGACAGAGTCTGCCAGTAATCCCGAGTATACGATTTCGTCGGCCATGATTTCCTCGTTTACTCCAATCACGGGCTCGTATGGAGAGCTCAGTATGATTGAGGCCGTTTGGACAGGGGGCACCTTTGTCCGAGACATTACATCGCCCTAAACCCTAAATAGAAAGCAGGCCCGACATGCAACTAACCATGCGAGTAAACATCGGCTCGGGTGACTACACAGTTACCACGAACCTTTACACCATTGTTATGTGGGAGCGCAAATACAAGCGCAAAATAAGCCAAATCCAAGATGGTGGCCTCGGTATTGAGGACTTGGCATACATGGCTCACGAGGCAAGCAAACAGCAAGGCTCAGTAACAGTGCCTCTAATGCTTGACGACTTCATAAAGCAGCTGGTCAATCTTGAGGTGATCGAGCAACCAGATGCAAACCCTACCGAGGTGGCACCTACCGACATTCCCTAGCAACACTGCTAGTCGAGTGTGGCTGGTGGCCACCACAAATAGAGTTTGATGTACCCGACCTGAACACCTGCATTAGTATTATCAATGAGCAGAGGAAAAAGGCCAAATGAGCGTTACAGCAAGCACCGAGATTTACGGCCTAAAGGCAGCGCTGGCTGAACTACAAAAGATTGACAGTAAAACCAAGTTCAAGGCCGTGAACCAGATCAAAGCTAGTGGCGCTGAGATGGTGAGTCGCGTGGCTCAGACTTACCCTGGCGTGCCTCCATTGTCGGGCATGGGGCCATCTAAGAAAGGCACAGGTCGTCTTGCGTATGACCCTAAGAAAGTACGCAAGGGTGTAACCATTCAGGTGGGTGGCCGTAGCCAGCGTGGCTCGTTCCCACTGGTGACGCTTATTCAAAAAGATGCCGGTGGTGCCATTTTTGACATGGCAGGTTTGCGTGGCGACACAGGCCAATTTTCGAGTTACCTCACAATGGCTTACGGCCCTGCCCAGCGTGGCATGTGGCGACAGCGTGAATACATCTATGGCCAAGCCACTAAAGACATTTTGCAGGCCATTGAGCAAGTGCTCAATCAGGTGAACAGGACACTCGGCTAATGGCTGTTTACATACCAATCGTAAGCGAGTTCAATTCGAAGGGAATTGACCGTGCAGTGAAGGAATTTCAGAGCCTCAGCACCGTGGGAGCCAAGGCAAATTTCGCCCTCAAGAAGGCAGCGCTACCTGCAGCTGCAGCAGTGGCTGGTTTAGCTGTTGCCCTCGGTGACGCTACTAAAGCAGCAATCGAGGACGCTGCATCGCAAGCTGAATTGTCACGCCAACTTAAAGCAACCACTGGCGCAACCGATGCACAGGTCGCTGGTGTTGAGGATTTTATTTCTGCA